AATACTTTTGCCACTACGATGTTTCCATCTTTGTTCAGCTTCAGCTCTACGGTACGCTTCTCGCAAGTAAATCTCGTCTTGCCGGAGGCCGTGTCCTTCCAGCCATTTCTCTTTAATGTACGCTTCATGCTCAAACATCCAGACATTCCCAACTCAACCCATTGACCATCATCATTCTCATAGTGACCCATCCACTCCTTTAGATTATCGTTCATGTATAATAGTAATACAAACATAACTTCCATTATCTTTTCCCGTAGTAGTTAATATAATGTTCTAATATAAGCTGGCACTCAGATAAACTGAAGAAAGAGTCGCATCTGTGAAGCAGGAAATAAATAGCATCAATCATTAGTGCGCTCCATTACTGAATTTAATTTGTGCAACTTTATCCTTTAGTGTTTCAACCTTTCTTTCTAGTGCTTCTATTCTCTGCTTGTAGAAGTCAAGTGTTAATGCTTGCTGTCTATCAAACGGAGCGTCACCTGTCTCAATAGTACGCTGCAATTTCTCAAACTCACCGCTGAGATGTTCTATAAGCATGAACTGTTCGTTATCGGCTGGCAAACTGCCAATTTTTCCCAAAGGCCAATCTCGGCTGAATATGCTATTCTTTGTTACGTCTGATTGCATGAGGATATAGTTTGTCTCAACCTTGTTCAGCCTCTCAAGTATTCCAAAGTAACCCCACGCTCCCACACATACCGTACCTATTAAACCTATAAGGTTTCTTATAGGCATTCCAACGCTAGTCTTATCGCTGAGACTAACATCATCCGCCATATGGGTTGCCCTTTGCTGTCTGCTCTGGATTACCTTTCGCCATCCACTCAAATATAGATTCGTGCTGCACCATTATTTCATTATCCACATCTCTTAACGCAGCGTCAGCTTGCTCCAGTTTATCTATAGCCTTCCATAGTTCCTCAACCTTAAAGTTAAGAACATCAAGACCAGACACCGCTCTCTGTATCTCGGTCTGAAACTGGTCTGACTTATCAACAAGGCCAGATAACCTCTCAACCTCGGATGATAATCCACTAGCCCACCAGATAGCACCTACAGATTGGGCAATAAGGAATAAAGCCAGTGTAATTATCCTTGAATCTACGTTCATCACGACTCCTTAAAATCTTCTAGGTCTACTTGGGGAGGTGCCATTCCTTCAGGTCTATCAAACATCTTTAGATTCTGCCCAGAGAATACTATGCAAGTTCTATCCTCTCTAACGTGTAGAACAGCAGCAGTCTGGGTGTTAGGATTATGCAATACCACTATGCCTGTGGTTGGACTTTCCTCAAAGGTCATGGAGATATGTACTGCATAGTCTGTGGTAAGTGCGCTCATCATTTCTGTCATGCCAGGGGTGCATATAGAGGGGTAGGGTATCATCATCTTCTGAGCATTCTCAGGTGGACCAGCAAAGGCTGACATAGTTAATGCCAGGAATAATAGTAGAGTCTTCATGGGTTCTGAACCTGTCGTTTCTCTCGTTTAAGTTTTCGTATCTCTTTGATTAACCTGTCCCTTTCTTTGTAGAAATCCTCATCCAACTCGCCAACCCAATTGTTTTTAAGGTTTCTTCTTTTAGTGGATAACTCTCTTATCTTTTTGTCATATGGATACCCCCTCCTCTTCTTTAGCTTACGAGTGGACACTGGCGTCAATTTCAATCCTAGCCCAGATAATAGAGCAGAAGCAACTGTATGATCGTCCTTTGTCTTGCTGCGTCTACCAGCCCTAGCTCTGTCTAGTTTCTTCCCTGCATAAGAAGGCATACCAGGAATAGGTAGGTTAGGTATAAACTGTTGACCAAGATACTTTAACCTTTCGCCCTCTGGTATATCCCTTCCCCTAAATGGATCTATCCCCATTGCTGTATTAAACAATGCACCAGCAGCGCCGAATGAAGGCTGTGCAAACTGCGGTAATCCAGGTATTACACCAGGAGCTGACTCTCTCTGACCAAACATGTCAGTACCCCCAGGCAATCCTCGTCCTACATTGACATACCAGTCATCAGGAGTATCTGGTGAGATAGCTTCCGGCAATTTTATCATACCAGTCGGCATACCAGGGATTCCCATTAATGGCATACCCCCTCTTTCTGGGTCCATTAACGCTCTCTGCTTATCAGTTTTCTCTTGGTCAGGGGACATATCCTCACCCATCTGATTAATACCATGCCAGATTAGCCCCCACTTAGCCAGCTTCCAAGGCTTTTTAACAGCAGTCTCAGCTAATCGTGGGACTATACCATACATGTAAGCAATGAATGGGAATGGACCTTCCCGCATACCCTCAAGGAGTGGAGAAGTTTTCTCGTAATCTACAAAGCCTTCCCTCGCTTCTTTAGCAGCTCTAAGTCCAGCATCATCTTTGCTTAGACCTTTAGCCATATAGTCAGACCTAAGTTTTTTATATAACCCCAGCCTGAATACGTGATCTTCCATCTGGTACAGCTTTAACATGTTGTCGTAAGTATACTTCTTGGTATTCTTTCCAACTGTCTTTACTATATCAGGCACATAAGATATAAGCTGGTCAAGAGTCTTGTCTCCCTTATCACCTATAGAGAACTTTCTAACCCCAGCCTCATAAGCATTCAGTATATCTTCATGGCCTCGATTCATTTCATGGGCAAGCACACCACCGCCAAACACACCATCATCCATAGCATCTTGGTAGTCACCGCCTTTAGTTCTTAACTCTTTAGCAGCAGCCAACAGATCTTTGGCCTTCCCATCATACGCATCGTACATATGTATGTTAGACAAGACGTTATTGAAATGTGTAGCAGGATTTAAACCAGTCTTTGTCTTCTTCCAAAACCTATTCAAAGCTCTGTACTTTATCTTCTCAAGAAATGGGATGATACCACCTCTTAAATTCTGCACCCTCTTGAGGTCTTGGTAAACTTCTGGGGTTACGTACTTACCATGCAAGTCACCGAATACTTTAGCTTGAGAGTCTGGAAAGTTCTTGCTTGATATAAGTTTTGTAAACTTACCGTCATCTGCATCAGACCAATACTTACCATAGTTGCCATCATTAGCTAAGTCTCTAAAGAATCTATAAGCAGCTACGTCATTAGCCATCAACCTACCAGTTCTGTCTAAAGCAAACGCAGCATCTTTGATCTCACCCATCTCTGCTCGTTCAGCTTCAGTATAGTCTCTACGAACCTCTATAGTCCCATCCTTTGTAGGCTTTCCTATAGGCTCCCATCCAGGTTCTCGATCTGGGAATCTACCATCTCTAAAGTTTTGCACGCTGATAACTTTCTTCTTACCACGCATCCTAAGTTCGTCACCAACAGTAGTTATTTTTTCGCCAGTGCTTTTAAACTGCTTCCAGAATCCAGTCTTAGGTCTTTTGTAACTACGGTGCATGTAAGTGCTTACATTCTTTTCAAATACTTTAGGATCAATAACCCCAAAATCTTTAAGCTCTTTACCATACTTGGTTACTACCTCTCTTATCTCGTCCCTAACACCAGTAAGGGGTTTACTAATTGGACCAGCCTCATTGGTAAGCATTCCATACAAAGCCTTCCTTACGTCTTCAGGTTCTTTAGCTATACGCTCTACTAGACCATCAAACTCTCTGTGTATCCTACTACGGTCCCTCTTAAAACCACCTTTCATAGAGAGGTAGCCATCGTCAAGCCTGAAGTCAGGGATAGCGAACCTACCTACAGCAGCCTTTAAGTCTGGATTAAGTCTTAATGCACCAGCACCGCCAGCTCCTAGTGTTGCTCCAATAGCTGCATTCTTCATCCTATCAGAGATAGGTGCGTCCTGGTCATAGTTATACCCTATAAGACCACCACCTGCTCCTGTGCCTAACTCTGGATGGGTTGTCATGGCCTTCCATGCAACCTCACCTACTGGAGCATACGCTTCCTTACCCTTCCCATATAGAGAGGATATAGCTCCACCTACTGGCTTTACTGCTGCACCGATAGCACCACCCATAGTACCACCAAGCAACGCTTGTTCACCCCTAGTGATTGAGCCTTCACCTATTAGGGACTGGGCCTCTGGATCAACGTAGCCAAGCGCACCTATAGTAGCACCTGTGCCAGCACCATAGCCAGCTAGTTTAGCAGCAGCTTTTAAACCTGTCCCTACATTCTTTATCTTAGCTACAGGTAAAGCCCACCCAACAGGGTCAGCAAGAAGACCACCAAAGTATGCAGCGGTTACACGCCCACCATACTCAGGATGTTCCATAAGCTCGTTGAGTTTGGCTTGCTTCTTAGCCATCTCCTCTTCATCACCAATACCTGTGAGCTGACCAACACCTCTAGTAGTGTCAAAGAATCCTAGCTTACCAGCATACCACATAGCATCTGACGCAGACATTTCCTCATCACCCTCTTCCCGTTCCCAAGGAAAGGCTAACTTAGAGGCTTCTTTCTTCTCCCAAGGAAAGGGTATATCAGCCATCAGCTACCCCATCTAGCATCTAACGCAGCATTTATCTCTTCGTCTGTCTTGTCGCTCCAAGCAGGATCATTCTTTAGAATTGCGAATGCTTCTTCCCTAGTCTTGGGAGCACCTCCACCAACACTGGTCTTCAACATTTCCCTAGCCTCTTTTAAAGCTGTCTCATAATCATAGTCTGCACCTTTAGCTGTTACTAACCATCTAGCTAGGTATTCTGCACCAGCTTCACCACCTAACTCTACAGCTCTAGATAGTACACGCTCCCTCTCGCTGTTCTTTCCTGAATATCTCTTATCAAGAGTAGGATCAACCCTTCTATACCCAGGTTGTGGGATAGAATCTTCTGGCCCAGTATAGGTATCACCAGTATCGGGGTTAATAAAATTAACCATCTTTTCCTTTGGAACATGCCCAGTAATTTGAGCAGCTATATCTACAGGAATCTCTGCCTTAACAAGACGATCAAATAGTTCTCTAGCATTTTTATAAGGCTTGCTAAATACAGCTTTATTAATCTTAGCTATATACTCGTCATCTTTAAACTCTTCCTGATCTTCTATATCC